AGTGGATTGAAGTATGCAGCTTCTTCCATTGTTTATCTATCTAAGAAAAAAGAAAAAGAAGGGACTGAAGTTGTAGGTAATATCATTCATTGTAAGAATGCAAAATCAAGACTTACAGTTGAGAACAGAGTTGTAGATGTAAGATTACATTATGATACTGGACTTGATAGATACTATGGTCTTCTTGACCTTGCACTTGCAAGTGGTATCTTCAAGAAGTCCTCAACAAGAATTGAATTACCAAACGGTAAAACAGAATTTGGTAAAACTATTAACAATAACCCTGAGAAATACTTTACTGATGAAGTAATGGAAAGACTCGAAGAGGTAGTAAAAGATTATTTTAAGTATGGAAACGCGACTAGAACAGACAATACTGAAGAATCTGATTCAGAATGAAGAGTTTACACGGAAGTGTATCCCATTTCTGAAGCCAGAGTATTTCACTGATACAACTGAAAAGACTATATTTGAAGAAGTATATGCATATTTTCAGAAGTATACAAAACCACCAACGAAAGAAGCACTTCTCATAAACCTTGACAATTCGACAAGTATAAACGAGAATGTCGTCAAGGACGCAAAAAATATCGTTGGAAAATTTGAGGTTGATAATACACCTCAAGATTGGTTAGTTGACGAAACAGAATCATGGTGTAAAGATAGAGCAATCTACATTGCAGTCATGGATTCTATTGAGGTTATCGACAAGAAATCTCAAAGGTCAACAGGTGAAATACCAGAGCTTTTGAAAGATGCACTTTCCGTGTCCTTTGATACTCAAATTGGACACGACCAGTTGGAAGACTCAGACGATAGATTTGATTTCTATCATACAGAAGAAGAGAAGATTCCTTTTGATTTAGAATACTTCAACAAGATTACAAAAGGTGGATTACCTAACAAAACTTTGAACATTGTTCTTGCTGGAACGGGTGTTGGTAAATCATTGTTTATGTGTCACCAAGCTGCAAGTTGTCTTATGATGAACAAGAATGTATTATACATTACACTTGAAATGTCAGAAGAAAGAATTGCAGAGAGGATTGACGCAAACATTATGAATGTTCCTATGAAAGAAATCCCCGATTTGAGTAAGAAACAGTTTGATAAGAAAGTTGATAAACTCAAAAACAAAACTAAAGGTAAACTAATCATTAAAGAATATCCAACTGCAGCTGCTCATGTTGGTCATTTCAGACACTTATTACAAGAACTGGATATCAAGAAAGACTTCACACCCGATATCATATTCATTGACTATCTAAACATATGTGCAAGTCATAGAGTAAGACCAGGCCAAGGTGCAAACTCATACACACTAGTTAAGAGTATTGCAGAAGAACTTCGTGGTCTTGCAGTTGAGTTTGATGTCCCACTTGTATCTGCAACTCAGACTACAAGAAGTGGATATGGTTCTACAGATATTGGACTAGAAGATACTTCAGAATCTTTTGGTCTGCCTGCAACTGCAGACTTAATGTTTGCATTGATTACTAGTGATGAACTAGAAGACCTAGACCAACTCGTAGTTAAACAGCTGAAGAATCGATACAATGACCCTACAATCTTCAAAAGATTTGTGATTGGTATTGATAGAAGTCGTATGAAACTATATGATTGTGAACAAGAAGCACAGACTGAATTGGTTGAAGGTGAACAATATATTAGTGACGATGTTCCAGTTGCAGATAGAGGTAGAGATTACTCAGATTTCAAAATATAAGCCTTGACAACGAGTCCAGCTTTTTGTTATACTAGTAGTATGAAAAAGGTAAGAATTAAAGGTTTCCCAATATATAACGGTGTAATTAATGACGGTGCTGTCCTTGATATACCTATACCGTCTGTATTGAATGACCTTGCACTTAGTGGTAACGGTAATGATTGGGATTTAATGTGTTCTAAATTACCAGCTCATGGATTTATGAATCCAATTGGTAAAATGGCAATTACTCATATCTCTGTAGACGGTGGTAAAAACTGGAGGGTTTTTCACTAAAATGAACAAAAAAACTGTAATTTTTGATGTTGACGGAACTATTGCAAATGTAGAGCATAGAAGACATTTTGTAAACGGAAACAACGACTGGGATTCATTCAGAGCAGAAACTAGGTTTGATACTCCTGTTCAATGGGTTTGTGACATTGCAAAAAGGTTCATTGCTCAAGGTGATGATGTTGCATTCTTTTCAGCGAGGAATGAGTCAGAAAGAGAGATTACTGAATTACAAATCAAAAAGTGGATTGGAGATGGTCATAAAGGAGTTTTCCTTAGACCTAACGGAGACTATACTCCTGATGAAGTATTCAAATCACAACTTGCAGATAAGTTTGAAAAATTTGGTGGTGTAATTGACCTTGTATTTGACGACAGAAATAAAGTTGTTGATATGTGGAGAGCAAGAGGAACCACTGTAGTTCAAGTTGCAGAAGGAGACTTTTAACACGGCCCGTTCGTCTAGTGGTTAGGACACATGGTTTTCATCCATGCAACAGGAGTTCGATTCTCCTACGGGCTGCCAATTACGGTTCCATGGTGTAATTGGTTAACACGCCACCCTGTCACGGTGGTATTAGGGGTTCGAGTCCCCTTGGAATCGCCAGTTAAAAACCCCCTTGACGAAAGGGGGTTTATATTATATACTGGAAGGTGATATAAATAATATTGTTATTATGACTAAAACATTGAAACCTAATGAAGTTATTGATTCTATAACTCTTAAAATAGAGTTAAAGAAGGAATTGAGACAGCTCAAAAAACTAGGTGAAAATAAAAAAGCACAAATCGTGCAACTCAAAATTGATTCTTTAGAGGATAAACTTCATTCCTCACCTCTCTCGAAAATATAAATAACCGTATAACATAAATTCGGGAGATTTATATGCCTCTTTTAGCAGACCAAGTAACAGAATTACAAGCACAAAATACTAAACTTCAGAACATGGTAGATTGGGTTGAAGGTAATAATGCAACATATTCAGTAATCGGTAATGACGGAAACGCGTCTAACTGGACTGGTGGTGGTGCAGACGCATATCATGCAGAGTGGAGAAGTAATAATCCAAGTGTAGACGATACTGCAACAGGTGGAGCTCTTGAGAATTACAATGCATGGAAAAATTGGTCAGACAATGGTTCAGACCTTCTTGGACAAGAAGGAACAACTGATGTTGACTCTCAAAAAGCTATCATTTCTGCAAACAACACTGAGATTGCAAGACTTCAACAACTCATTTCAGACGGTTTTACTGGTAATGAAACTGAAGAAGAGTGGGAAAACAAAGTTAAAGCTTTATAACCTCTAAAAAACCATAAATAGTAGACGACACAACAACATTGTGATATACTACTATTATGGGTGCAAAGAATCTACATTTAGAACATTTAGAAGACGAAATTATCAACCAAGGTATTGATGGTGGTCGTGGTGCAATAAATTTTCTACAAGGACTGAGAGACATGTTGAAGGGTAATGCTTCTTCAGGTGTCAAAATGACTGTAAAATGGGACGGAGCTCCTGCAATCTTTTGTGGTAAACACCCCGAGACTGGTCAATTCTTTGTTGCAAAGAAATCACTTTTTAATAAAGAACCTAAGTTCTATACTTCAGAACACGAAATCAAAAACTCAGACCTATCAGGTCAACTACAAGAGAAGTTTTTAACCTCATTCAAATACCTATCTAAACTATCTTGGAATACAGTCATGCAAGGTGATTTAATGTATACCAACGATAAGAAAATGCAAAAGATTGACGGTAAATCATTCGTCACATTTCAACCAAATACTATTCTATATGCAGTAAATACTGAATCAGATTTAGGTAAGCATATTGCTGGTTCTAAAATGGGAATCGTTTTCCATACCACATATTCAGGTTCTACTATAGAGGATTTATCTGCAAGTTTTGGTGCAGATATATCGAAGTTAGGACACAATAAAGATGTATGGATAGACGATGCAAGTTATAAAGATGTGAGTGGTAAAGGTTCTATGACTGCAAAAGAAACTCTTGCATTGACTCAAGAGTTATCTAAGACTGGTAAAGCATTTCATGGTATCAAAAGAAAAGACCTACAAAAGTTTCAAGAAATACAAAGTGCAATCGGTTCTAAAGGAGCTGGTGCAAGTTATAAAACATATTGTAATGCATTAATTAGGAGTGGTAAATTTAAACCAACCTATGAAGGATATATGAAACACTTTGAAAACTACTGGAGAGATAAAGTAGTTGGTAAAGTTAAAATGGAAAAAACAAAACAAATTAAGACAGAGATTGGTGAACAATTATACAGTGAATTAAGAGGTCTTAAAAAGTTTATAGAGAATCTTACTGCATTCATGGGACACTTGGTCGTTGCAAAACAAATGGTCATAACCGTCCTAAATAGAGTAAAGAGTATAGGAACATTTAAGAAAACTGCAAATGGCTTTGAGGTAGTAAACCCCGAAGGTTATGTTGCAATTGATAAAACAGGAAGTGCAGTCAAACTCGTAGATAGAATGGAGTTTGCATTTAACAACTTTACTGCACAAAAGAATTGGGACAAATGAAAACATTTAATTATTTCGTATCAGAACAAAAAGAGAAGAGTGCAACATTCACTTTTGGTCGTTTTAATCCACCTACTACAGGACATGAAAAACTTGTCAAGAAACTTCTACAAATTGGTAGAGGAACAGATGTATTATTATTCTCTTCTCATTCAAACGACAAAAGAAAGAACCCACTAAACCACAAAGATAAAGTAAAATACCTTAGAAAGTTCTTTGGTAAAATCGTTGTTGATGCAAATGTCAGAACTGTATTTGAGATTGCAAACTTCTTACACCAAAAGAAATATGTAAATGTAAACATGGTTGTAGGTTCAGACCGAGTAAAAGAGTTCGAAATGTTATTGACCAAATACAACGGAGTCAAAGCAAGACACGGATATTACAAGTTTAAGAATATCAATATTGTATCAGCTGGAGAAAGAGACCCTGATGCAGATGATGTATCAGGTATGAGTGCAAGTAAAATGAGACAGTATGCAGAGGACGGAGACTTTGAAAACTTCAAAGACGGTGTTCCTTCTAAAGGTAAAAAACTTGCAGACAAACTATACAAAGATATCAGAAAGGGTATGGGTATCAATGAAGGAACCTTACCTAGTTACATGATAGAAGATTTAATTTCAGAGGGTGTTTATGACCCAGGCGTATTCAAAGCAGTATTCCTAGCAGGTGGGCCAGGAAGTGGTAAATCTACAGTTGTAGATAAGTTATCACTAAAAGCACTTGGACTCAAAATGGTAAACACTGATAAAGCATTTGAAATTGGTTTAAAGAAAGCTGGTTTATCATTAGATTTAAGAGCTGCAGACTTTACTCAGGTTGACCCAATCCGTGCAAAAGCAAAGAAGATAACTGGTAAGAATATGGATAACTATCTTGCTGGAAGACTTGGATTAATCTTTGATACAACTTCTGCAAAGTCAAGTAAGATTAAGAACTATAAAAAAATGTTAGACAATCTAGGTTATGAATATAAAATGGTTTATGTCAATACAAATTTAGACAATGCACAAAAAAGAAATTCAATGAGAAGTAGAAAACTTCCACCCGAAATTGTAAAGAGTGATTGGGAAAAAGCACAAAAAAATGTAAAAGATTATAAGAGTATATTTGGTAGAGATTTTGTTGAAGTTAGAAATGACGATGATTTGAAATCATTAGAATCAAAAGCACAAAAACTTTATTCAAAACTATTAGGTTGGACTGGTTCATTCCCAAGTAATAAGAAAGCACTTTCATGGAAACAGTCTCAGTTAGATGCAAAAAGGTCATAAATAGTATTATGTTAGAAGATATAAGAGAAAAGTTAAGAAGGACACAACAAGATAAAGATGTTGAGGACAAGAAAGGAACTCAACCTAAGAAATATTACGCTGCAGATGCAGACGGTGATAAGATGTCTAAGAAAACAAAAGAAAAAAGAGCTGCTCATTTTGCAAAGGGTAGTAAAGAACCAGCACCAGGCGATGCAGACGCAGATACAAAACCTTCACAACACACTAAAAAGTATCACAAAATGTTCGGAGAGACTATTGACGAAGCTGCAGCTGATAAATCTCTAAGAAAGAAAGCAGACAAAACAGGAATGCCATTCGGTATCCTAAAACAAGTATTCCAAAGAGGTGTAAAAGCATGGCAATCAGGTCATAGGCCTGGAACAACAGCAGTTCAGTGGGGACATGCACGCGTTAATTCTTTTGTAACTAAATCAAAAGGAACATGGGGTGGTGCAGATAAAGACTTGGCTGCAAAGGTCAGAGGTAAATCAGAGTCAATCGAAGAAGCAGTTGATATCAAAAAACAATTAAAGAAAGTTAAAGGTCTTACAAAGAAACAATTAGAAATGCTAGCAACATTACCTTCACCAGTAGTAACTAGTTTGGTTCAACAATTATCAGGTTTAGTCATGGGTGAAGAAATCAAAGAGGGTAAATATGTTGCACCTAGATTAGAAGTATTATCTTATATCTTAAAAATGATTGAAAAGAAAGTTACTAAAGAATTAGATAAGAATGAAGAGAAAGGTATTGCACTTATGAATCAATTAGGTTCATATGTAAAAGCAAAAGTAACTGATAAGAAACAAGTCGATAATAAATTATTCCTTAAGTTTGGTGACATACTAGAAGACGCTGCACAAGACGCTGCAGAATTAGCATTAAAACAAGCAGCAGAACAAGAAGCTCTAAAAGCAAAACACGAAGCAGAACAAGAAGCTCTAGATAATAGACATGAAAGAGATTCCGAAAGAGCAGAGAAAGAAAAAGAAGACGAAGCAAAAGAAAAAGAAAATGCTGATAACGCAGAAGCTGCAAGAGAGAAAGACCAAAACGAAAGTCTATGGGATAACATAAGAAAGAAAAGAGCTCGTGGTGAACCTATGAGAAAGAAAGGTGAAAAAGGAGCTCCAACAGACGACCAAATCAAAAGAGCTCAGGGTGAAGAGTTAGAAGAAAAACATGGTAACAAACATGACAATGGAGTTCTAGAAGCTGGAACAGACGAAATCAGACAGTCCTATCAAGAAGATACACCAGGCCAAGATACAGAACAATATATAAAAGAGAAAGAAAAAGCATTCCACGAACAAAAGAATCAAGTCAAAAAGAACTTTAGTGATGTTTTTGGTAATCCATTAAAAGGTTATCCAGCAAACGAAGAAATCGAAGTTAGAGAGTTATAATGAAAACATTGAAAGAACTTGCAATTCAAGATACGCTTGAAGAAATGCAAGAAAAGGGTATCAATATCCTAGACAATCCCTTTCGTCTAGGTTCAACCATGTTCTTTGAAACTATCAATGAAGCACGAAGACTACATATAGAATCAAGATACCGACTTACCGAAGTAGATAAGAACATCTTAGAGACAGATATTGGGGAGTTTGAAGTATACGAAGGAGAATTAGTCCCACTAGATTGTCCACAATACGAGTATATCAACGAAGAAGAACAACCCGAACTCAACAAACCCAAGAAAGGTGGCCCAAAGAAATACTATGTTTATGTTAAAGACGGAGACAAAGTAAAGAAGGTTACATGGGGAGACACAACAGGTTTAAAAGTTAAATTAGGAAACGAAAAAGCAAGGAAGTCATTCGCTGCAAGACATAAATGTGATACTGCAAATGATAAAACTACTGCAAGATATTGGGCATGTAGATTACCACATTATGCAAAACAGTTAGGTCTTTCAGACGGAGGAAACTTCTTTTGGTAAACCATATATATTATCATGAGAGAAATTATGCACCAATATCAACAGGACGGGAGAATGGCGAAAGTTATCCTGACCTCAAAAGGATTTGAAGTAGAATTATTCGATAATACTGGTCTTTTAGAAACTAGAGAACTACACAATCATTCTGAAGTATATGCAGAAAATTGTGCAGAGAACTATGTTTTAGGATTGTTTAGTGTCTAGACCGTATAAAGAAGAGATTTACACCAAATATGGAACAAAAGAAACCTACAGAGTTAGGACTTTTGGGACAGATATAGAAGACCGAGAACTAATTTGGCATAGAGATAAAGAGTCAAGAAGAGTATCGGTTTTAAGTGGAACTGGGTGGCAATTACAATTAGACGATAAATTGCCTGAAACCCTAGAAATAGGGAAAAAATACGAGATTCCAAGATTAACTTATCACCGTGTCTTAAAAGGTGAAGGAAATCTTATTGTAAGAATCGAGAATATATAAATAATACTGTTATGAGTTATAAGTCAGAAAACTGGAAAGAGAAACTAGAACAAGTTCGTAATCACATTGCTTTAAAAGAAGGTAGTGTAGAGAAGAGTGCAGACGAGATTCTCAACGACCAAATTGAAGAAGAACTTAATGCATTTGAAGAAGATGTAGAAATTGTAGAAGAAACCCTTGAAGAGAAGGAAATGGCTCGTCATGAGGTTTTAATCTCAAAAGTCTTCAAAACAAAAAAACCCGATGAGATTAAAGGTATCGACAGATTGATTGATATGTCCAGTATGGGTGTAGTTCAATCTATGCAAAAACAAAATCCAAAAGGATTTTTGAAAACTGTTCAAGCTTTAGGTAAACTTAAAGAAGAAGTTGAAGAGGTCGAAGAAGTTGTTGAAGAGAAACAAACAGTTGAAAAGACAGTAGAAAAACTCACGGAAAGAAATATGTTGGGTCGTCTTGCAAAACAATTACAGCTCAACGAAGAAGGTAAACAAAAAATGTTTGCATACTTTGAAAAAGGAGAATTGAAGCAATGATACATGACCTACCTAAATCTCTTCTAGAGGATTCAAAAAAGATTCTAGAAGGTAATAAAGAATACCAAGAGTTCTTCAAGAAAGCATTGAAGAAATTTGGTGTTTCCTCACCAGCTGAATTTAAATCAGACGAAGAAAAGAAAAAGTTCTTTGACTATGTAGATAAAAACTACAAAGGTAAGAACGAATCCGTAACTGTAAAGGAATATGTAGAACAACTTACAGAAGGAAAGAAGGGGAAATACAAATCAAAAAAGTCCAGTAAGATTACATCTGAAATCAACAAAGTTCTTAAAAGAGAAAAAAAGAACGGATATGACGATGTAGTCAAACAAATCAACGAGTTCTTAAAAATGTTTAAGAGTGGTATAGAGACTGAAGAGTATGAAGAAATGGAAATACTCACTGCAAGAAGTCTCAAACAATTAGATAAAATTTTCAGTAACATGGAATCTCAACCAAGAGACGAGATTGCAAACATTATAAACAAACACGACCCCGACTTATATGACATGATGTTCGGGTTTTAATAGCCATGAATATATTTCAACAGATAAAAGAAAAGAAGGTTTTAGATAAAGACGGTAAAGTCGATGCACTAGGGCCTTATGGTAGAATGAAACTCACTGGTCGTGAGATTGCTACATACTTCCGAAAAAACAAAGTCAAAGATAAAGAAATCAGAAAAGCTGTCGAAGTTGCACTAGATTTAGGTGGTGCAGATAGTATTGCTCGTAAAGAAATCAAAAAATTCTATGGGGATAAAATCCTCAAATCAAAAGAAGTTCAACATGCTCTTAAATTTGCAAACGAAGAAACTTTCAGAGAACAGTTAGAAGAAGATTACAAAAAAGTAATGAAAATGTATCCTAGGGATAACGACTGGAAGAAACTTATTAATAAACACAAAAGAGACATTGACAATTTCAGAAAAAACAACAAAGACTTACCTAAAAAAGTCGAAGACGACTTAATCTCATGGGCATTAGACAATGGTGAGATTAGTAACAAAGGTGAAGTAGAAGACTTCATTGACGATATTCTAAACGAATCACAAATATCAGAAGGTAAAAACCTTGTGCCTGATATCAAAAAGATAGTTGACACTAAAGGTGCAGCTAAAGTTGGTGGTGTAATGGTTGATATGTTTACTGCTTCTATGATTTCTCAAATTTACGATAAAGTAAATGATTCTAACAAGAAGAAAATGGAGAAATCAAATATCTCTACACTTGTTAACCTTGCACAAAAAATGATGCAGAAAATGGGTGATAACATTGCAGAAGAAGTAAAAGATTTGACAGAAAAACCATATGACGATAAAGATGTAAAGAATGTAGAAAAACTTCAAAAGAAATTAGAAAAAATGCTTAAAGAAGTTGATAAAACTATGAGAGGTTCAGGTTTATCTGCACCAGCATTCTCAATGGTTCGTGGTGGTGTTAGAAAAGCTTTAGAAGCAATTGATAAATTCTATAAGATTGCAAAAAATGTCCCTATGAAAGAAAACCTAGAAGAAGCTGCAAATCCAGCACAACAAGCTGCAATTGCAATTGCAAAGAAAAAGAAAGCAGGTAAGCCAGGATATGATAAAGACGGTAAGTCTCTCAAGAACGAGTGGATAATGGCAGACGGAACTAGAAGAAGGGTTCACGAAAAAGACAAAAGAAAACAAAAGAAAAAGAATGTCATGGACTCATATAGAGAAATGTGGGAAAATGCATACATTACAGAAGAAGTTGCAGACATTACCGTAGACCCAAGAAACAAACTCAACAGTGGTCAACAACAAGGTTACTTTGGTATGGAGATTGCAAAACAAGCAAGAAGGTTTGGTTTAAAATCTGCAGTCATGCATAAACATATCAGAATCAAAGGCCCAAAGAAAAAAGTAAACGATTTCTTAAGAGTAGTCATAGGTAAGTCAAGATATGGAGACCCAACAGAAAAAGATATGACTACACCTCAAATTGATAAAATGCTTAACAAGGGAATGAAGTAATGAAAACCTTCAAACAATTAGTTGAAGAGTTTGGAGTTCCTTTTGCAATGCCTGATTATCCTATGCAAAAGGATAATGTTAAGTATATTAACGGTGGTTTAGCAGTAGGTGAAGGAGAGAAAGCTTACGAATACGATACAAGTAAGAGTGGATATGAGAACATAGACACTATGAACGACCTAGTAAAACAAGATAGAGCAGAGTAATGTCAAAGAATTTATTTGAAACATACAGAGAAATGCACCAACTAGATGAGAAACTAGGATATAATGGTAACTATCGAAGAGTCAGTAAATATAACGGAAAAGAGTTTGATAGAAAGAAAGAATTGCAGACTCTTAAAAAGTTTGGTAAAGCATTAGAACAAGCAGATAAGATACACCAAGAATTACAGTATCCTAATGTAGTTGATTCTGTAACATATATGTGGGAACATCTTAACAATGCATATATCGGAATAATGAGATACCAAGACAGTATTAAAAAAGGAGATTACGATGGCGAAATCGACATTGACTCCTAGTGAAAAACAAATAGAAAAGATTTTAACTACCGATGGTAGAACTAAACTATTCAAGGAAAAACTTGCAAAGTTAGGTTATATCAAGAAGGATACCGTAGAAACCCGAAAAGTTATAGAAAAAGTAGGGGACTTCGGTATGATGTCAGACGGTGGTAATAAAAAGGTTGCTCGTGCAGTTGCAAAATCTAAGAACGAAAAGGAACTTAGACAGAAATTGCAGAAGATTTCAACTATGAGTGGAGGTAAATACTCTGAAGCTCAAGAAGATGAAGTGATTGATAGAGCAATAGATGCACTTAATTCAAATGCAAAAGGTATGCAATTAAGACCTGATGCAAATGTTTTAGTGCAATTAAGGAAGTTCAAGGATACTAACAAAGACGGAAAGGTTAGAACAGACGACATGAAAGACATGAAGGTGAAAGCAGACGATGCAATCAAAGTTCATGACACTTTAATGAAGGTTCGAGCCCCGATAAGAGATAAATACTTGAGACTTTTACAAAAAGATGTAAAAACATTTAAAAAGACCTTTAATGCTATATTAAAGGTTGCAACTTAGGAGAAGAAAAATGGCACTATGGGGAGTATCAGACGCAGACGAAAGTAAACCAAAATGGCTTTCAGATGCAGATAAGAAAAACTGTGTCGCTAAATCAGAAGGTTGGGTTCTAAAAAAGTCTGTAGGTTCTAGAGAACTTACTGAAATTTTAGTTGCAACTGGAGCTGACCTATCAGTTGGTATTGGCCAAGCAGACATAACAAACATTGATTTTGTTTCAACAGCATTTGATAAATCAGATGGTGGAACATTATCAGTCAAAGTTATCTTCAATGAAAATGTGACTGTCAGTGGAACACCACAATTAACTGTTGTGAATGACCAAAGAGCAAACCACACATTATCATATGCAAGCGGTTCAACAACTAACGAACTTATATTTAACCTTGTAATCGGAGCTAACAACGCTGCAACAGAAGCAGATGATGTATTAAGTATCGGTGCAAATGCAATGTCATTAAACGGTGGAACAATTGTTGATTCTGTCGGTGGTGGTAATGCAACTATTACAAATAGTGGTGCAATAGGAACAGCTGCTGGAACAATTACTGTTTCTGCATAATTTAGGGATAGAGCATGAAAACATTTAAAGATTTTATAACCGAAGGTAGATTCGAAGGATTAGACTTGAGGACTTCAGGTAAAGTTCCTCATGATATAGATGATGCAGATATCAAACAAATGGTAAATGCATTACTAGGACACACTGCAATCTCAGAATATCTTAACCCTAAAGCTGCCGTTGAGCAAATGAAGATGAAACTAGGACAGATGGGTCTAGGTCTTCAACAAGAAGAAGAAATCGAGTTCACCGAGTCAGGTGAATTTGATTTAAACTTCTCTCGTTATGGTGAAATCATGGGTAAATCAGTAGATACACCTATTGACGAAATCGAAAAAGAAGAGAAGATAATTTCACTTAAAGTGAAATACGAACAACTAGATAATGGTTGTTATAAAGTTTACGGTTCATTAGTTTAAACCGTAAACTTTCCCTTTGGGGAACCCTACATACTATTACATTATGAGTCTATTTGACAAAATCACTGCAAAAAATTTCCAAGCATATGCCATGAAGCATTATGACGACCCTCAGTGTGAGGACTTGGAAGACTTTCAAGAAGACTTGAGACGATTCAGATATCTCAAGAGATTACTGCATAGATATCATACTAACGGTGAGTTAAGAGAAAGACTCATGTTAAACCACCTAATCTGTTTATTCAATGTCTTTGGATATAACCCTTGCATGAGAATGTTAGAGTTTAAAATCAAAGACGATAATTATTGGATATCAATCAAAACCATGTTATTATACCTCGGATATGTAGAAAATACATGGAAACCAAAAGTCGATATAGACCCAGTTCTTGCACAGCGTTTAAGAGAACTTTAAAAATACCTAAATAGTTGTATGAGAATCGTAGATACACTAATAGTTTTCCGCATACTTAAAATGTTGACAACACCTTTTATTAAACAAAAGGCGTATGCTTTTGGTTTTATCGATAAGAACGGAAATAGAATCAAATACAAAAAGAATGCAGACGGAGTAAAAGTTCCAAATAAACCATTTACTAAAATGGAAAAATCCTCACTAACACTATTACATAGGTTAGTATTTAATCTCAAGAGAATCATAGAAAAAGTTCCTTTCGGTAAATCTGCATTTGCCTCATACGCAGTTGCATTACTATTATTGAAAGAACATACAGGGTTGAATGACGAACAAGCTGAGGAACTATACGAGAAGTTCTATCGTTATCTAAAGGACAATGATAAATTAGACCCTGAACAAATAGTAGAAACAGTTAACTTTGACACACTACAAGAAGGGACATACAATTTAAGAAGACAATTAAAACATGGATATGACGAAGACTATAATATCATAGTATATCCCGAGAAAACAAAAGTAGAAGTAAAAGAAGAATACACAAAGATTTACGGAGTTACAATATACGAAGGTTATATCAATGACAATAAAGTATATGTATGTGCAGACGATGTATATTAAAGAAGTATTAGAAATAGACCAAATGGTCTTCAAACCTCAAGAAGAATTAAAGAAAGCAAAGTATAAAAAGATAAAGATTTTTAGAGACGGTTGGCAATCAATTAGATTAGACCCATACCCTCAAGGTAATGATGTTGTAAGAGAACTCAAAGAGATTCAAGAGTATGTCAATAGTGCAACACCCGAACAAAAACAACAATACATAAATTGTGATGAAGATTCTGCATTCTATATCAAAGAATACATGGATAAAGAAGGTCTAGATTATGACGAAGATACAATCAATTATATAGAAGCCCAATCTCGACATGTAATCAGACATTATAAGAATCATTTTAACAGACCAAGACCATACCAAGTTGCAGAAAAACTAGGTATGGAGTTCAATAGATATGTAACGGATACCTCAAAAACTCCAGCATATCCTAGTGGTCATACAGTTCAACCTATGTTGACTGCAGAATATTATAGTAAATTATATCCACAACACCGTAATGGTATTATGAATGGTGCAAAGATTAGTGGATTTGGTAGAGTCATAGCAGGATTACATTATCCCTCAGACTACGAAGCAGGAGTTAAATTAGGTAAAGAGTTAATAGAGTTTATGGATTATGGTAAATTGAAAGAAGATGCACCAGTAAACTCAACAGGAGCTGGAATATCCATGCCTCCTACAATGAAGAAGAAAAAGAAAAAAGACATCTTCACTAGATAAATTATGAAATTTCTAAATTATTTGGCATTGCTAACCTCGCTTGGAATCGCAGGAATCGCTGCATATTTCTCAGTGTTGGGTCTTGCAACTATTTTTGCTGGAGCATTCCTTGGTATTGTAATCATGGCGGGTGCTTTAGAATTTGGTAAAATAGTTACTGCAACATACTTACACCTATACTGGGACAGAATCAATTATGTCAAATACTATCTAACCTTCTCGGTATTTGTTCTCATGTTAATAACTTCACTAGGTATTTTTGGATATCTTGCAAAGGCAAGTAGTGATACCTCATATGCAACAGGACTTGCACAAAGTGAATTGTCTAGAATTGACGGTATCATTGGTAGAGAAGAGAACAAGATAGAATTATTACAAGAAAGAATAGACGGTCTAGGTGGGTCAAAGATAGATGTATCAGAGTCTATCAGACAACAAGAAGTTATAAGAGACGGTGCATGGGATAGGGTTCAAGGTGATATAGATTATGCTCAGAGTCAAATAGATAGTCTTAGAACACAACTTACTGCATTGGATACTGCAGTCAATGATTTAAGAAACAAAGGTGTAGAGGTCATTACTACAGACGAAGGTGGAGTATTCCAACAAGCTGAAACAGAAACAATAGACTATGTTGCACAGGCAAATACATTGTTCGAACAACAGAAAGAACAGAGAGAACAAATTCGTGCAGATATCAAGACACAACAAGACAACATAGACAAGTATAGACAACAAGCACAAACAACAATCGACAATGCAAATGCAGAGATTAAGAGTTTACAACAAGCTTCTACTGGAGATGCAGACGATATCATATTGAAGACGACAGAATACACTGGACAGATAGACGAGATATATGATATAATTGCAGAGTTAAAAGAAGAAAGATTCACATATGAACAAGAAATACTGGGATTTGAAGCAGAAGTTGGCCCAATCAAGTATATTGCAGAGGTCATTTATGGGCAAGACGAATCTGTCAAGTATCTTGACAATGCTATCAGGTGGGTCATTTTTGCCTTAATTTTTGTGTTTGACCCGCTGGCAATACTATTATTGATTACTGCAGCTGGACTTATTGCAAAACCAAAAGGTATAAAAACACCACCAGTTTCAGAGACAAGATATGTCTTACAAGTTCCTAAATCTAGAATGGATTCTCTAAGAAAACCCTCTTGATAAATCCCCACATCTGTAGTATTATAGATGTATGCTATGGTTAGAGAGAAAATACCTCTCACAAGTCGTGTCCCTACTGGATATGGCAAAGTGGAAAGGGGAAACATTAAATCACCGTTGTCCTTATTGTGGGGACTCGACCAAGAACTCATATAAGGCAAGAGGTTACCACTTTACAGTGGGTCAGAACTATGTCTACAAGTGCCACAATTGTGGTAAATCTACTTCAAGTGTCAACTTTTTGAAAGACCACTTCCCAGTAGTGCATAAAGAATATATAAAAGAATGGTTGAAAGAAAATGGTAAAAGTCCTCGTAAACAAAAAATGCCCAGTGCAAACGATTTTAAGTTTACTCCGCGTGAAGAAGTTCTAAATATGAAGAGGATAGATTTGAGTGCAATCATGTTTCCTGCTTATGAGAAACATGTTGCTCGAGAATGGTGTGAGAATCGTATGATTCCCACCGAAAAAATCAAAGACCTATGGTTTGTCCACCAAGCACAAACTCTACATTTACTTGACAGAAAGTATCATGATAGAGTATTGGGAGACGACCCTAGAGTCGTTATACCGTTCTATGATAAGGACGGGGAACTGATAGGTGTCAGTGGTAGAGCAATTAATGACTCACCACTTAGATATCTAACAATGAGGTTCCTAGATGATGTTCCACTCATCTATAATTGGGATAAAGTGGACAAATCAAAAACTATCTATGTGACGGAAGGCCCAATAGATAGTTTATTCCTACCTAATGCTATATCAGTGGGTGGTAGTGATTTCAAAAAGATAGATGATAGTATAAAAGAAAATGCAATACTCATTTATGACAATGAACCAAGAAACGCAGAGATAATTAAAAAGATAGAAGAGGTCATTGACCTCGGATACTCCGTGTGTATTTGGAATGATAGAAGGGTATCTGATTTAAAAGATATCAATGATATGATTCTCAGTGGTTTGAGTCAAGATGATTTGGTTGATATAATAACTTCTAATACTTACAAGGGTCTTTCAGCAAAAGCAAAACTAACGGAGTATAAGAAGATATGAGTAATGGGGAAATCAAAGTCGTCAAGTCAGACGGTTCAAAAGTATCAATAGACCTAGATAAAATCCATAAAATGGTTCATAAAGCTTGTAAGAGAATTACAGGTGTATCAGAGTCTTTAGTTGAAATGAATAGTGGACTGCAATTCTATGACGGTATTACAACAAAGGAGATTCAAAAGATACTTGTCAAAAGTGCAAGTGATTTGATATCATTAGACAACCCCAACTATCAGTTTGTAGCTGCAAGACTATTATTATTTGGAATCCAAAAACAAGTTTTCAATACTAAGTGGAAGGACTCAGAGATATATCCACCACTTAAAGACATAATCGAAAGAAATATAGACCATGGTGTATATGATAAAGATATACTATCATGGTATACGGAAGAAGAGATTGATAAGTGTGATACATTTATCAAACATTCTAGAGACCTAAACTTTACCTATGCTGGAATACAACAGATTGTAGACAAGTATTTGGTTCAAGATAGGTCTTCAAATACGGTGTATGAGACACCTCAGTTCATGTATATGTTAATATCCATGACTCTATTTAAAAACTACCATAAGGACAAAAGGTTAGACTATGTCAAAAGATATTATGACGCAATCTCACAATTCAAAATCAACATTCCAACACCTATCATGGCTGGAGTTAGAACTCCTTTACGACAATTTGCATCGTGTGTCCTCGTTGATTCAGACGACACTCTTGACTCCATTTTCTCAAGTGATATGGCAATTGGAAAATATGTTGCACAACGAGCTGGAATCGGTATTAACGCAGGAAGAATCAGAGGACTTGGTTCAAAAATTAGAGGAGGCGAAGTCCAACATACTGGAGTTATCCCATTCCTTAAGAAGTTTGAATCAACTGTTAGATGTTGCACCCAAAACGGAGTCAGAGGGGGGTCAGCAACAGTTCACTTTCCAATATGGCACCAAGAAATCGAAGACATTATCGTCCTCAAAAATAATAAGGGGACGGAGGACAATCGTGTCAGAAAGTTAGACTACTCTATACAAATTTCAGAACTATTCTATAAACGATTCCTTGCAAATGAGGATATAACATTATTCTCTCCACATGATGTGAAGGGACTATATGAAGCATTTGGAACACCCGAGTTTGACGAACTCTATGAGAAGTATGAGAGAGCAACCTCTATTCCAAAGACTAAAATCAAGGCAAGGGATTTGTTTACAGATTTATTGAAAGAAAGAGCAGAGACTGGCAGAATCTATATCATGAATATAGACCATAGTAATACTCATAGTTCATTCTTAGATAAGGTGAACATGAGTAATCTATGTCAAGAAATTACATTACCTACAGACCCTATCAGTCATATTGAAGGAGAGGGAGAGATTGCATTATGTATATTATCTGCAATCAATGTAGGTATTGTAAAGGAAGAGGAAATGGAATCTCTTTGTGACCTATCAGTGAGAGGACTTGAAGAACTGATAGATTTTCAAGAATATCCAGTGAAAGCAGCTGAAGTATCCACAAAAGCAAGAAGAAGTCTTGGTATCGGATACATAGGACTGGCACACTATCTTGCAAAGAACAAGGTTAAATATGGTGACCCC